CTGTAGGTTCTCCTGATAATGCGTTTAGTCTCTTTACGTCTGAACCCATTGATAATACTGTAGCGTTACTTCTAATCTGAGAATATTGCTCCATATATTTAACAATGCTCTTTTCAAACTCCTCAGGTACTAAAAATCCACCTGCTGAACCTGTTCCTTCATTTAATGCCTTTGCTCTTGCTCCAGACATAAATTTTAAGGTCTTTCTATCTCCCTCACCCAATGCTTTGATAAATTTCAATGATTCTAATTTCTTAGCTTCTTGAACTCCAACTTCAGCTACTGCCTCGTTAGTTAAATCAAACTTTTTAACTTGAACTTCTTTAGTCTCGTTAATTTTAGCTGTTGCTTCTTTAATAGCATCAACTACTGCACCTAACTCTTCCTTTATATCAAAGGATTGTACATTTTTCTCTTCCATTTTAATTACTAATTATATTAAACCCCGCTGTATATTCTCGCTTAGGCACTCATCGCCTTTTTAAACTCACCGAGTACATCAACCAGATTCTTTATATCGTCTTTAGTAATTACAGGGGCTTCCTGTACAACCTCGTCAACAGGGGCTTCCTGTTTGACCGATATTAAACCTTTCAATATCTCGTAAATGTTTTGAACATCTACAAGTTCGGACTCTCCTTTATTATATCCTATCTGTTTACAAAAATCATTAGATAATAAGTTCTTTCTTACAAATCTCATTGTTGGATACATCTTTTCATAATTAACAAGTTTCTTATACATATCTTCATCAAGAGATTTTTGACCACTTTCAATAGCATCAACTAACTTCATACCCTTTTCAACCACCATAGCTTCTACGTTGGCAGGTATTGCAACCCAAGACGCTTCGTATAATTCCCAACTCATTACTTTTCTATTCTCTACATCATACTCTTTAACCCTATAACCTACCGAAACTGTATTTAGGTGTCCTTGATTAACCATTCTCTTTACGTATTGTGCTGTTGGATGGTCTGCAAACTCAGGAGACGCTACCAAAACAGGTACGCCGTCAATTGTGTTTTTTTGTACTTCCCTCCAACTACCTAATATATCTTGAACTTCTGGATTATAGCTTCTATGTTGCCATAACATTCTAGGTGCTTTAATAAAGTTTTCTAAATCACAACCTGCAATATCAAGTATCTCGTCATCCCTATCATAAATCTGTTTTGAAAGTACAACTTTTATGTTGCCGTCCTCATTTACGGATTTTGTTTGGAAGTATGCTTGTTTATTGTCCATTTCAGTTACTAATAATTAAACCTCGCCTTTATATTAAATCATAACACATTTTATCCAACACCTAAAAGTGTAGCCCTAGGCGTATACCCACCACCTCCACCTCCCGAAGCAGGTCTAACTACTATAGTAGCCGAAGCCCACCATCTATTGCTACCACTTACAGTAAAAACTCCGGGATCGTCAGTATCACTTGCCGAATCTTTTACTCCGTGAGCCACACAAACAGCAGAACCTCCGCTTGAAGCTCCGTTTAATGTTATTGTTGAATATCCACTAGGTGAGGCAGACCAAGCACTCGTTGACGATGCTGTATGTCCGGCAACAGCAATAAACAAATTATCTTCAGCGCCCCAAGAGGCAGTTTCACTAGGCGGGTTTGCCGAACTTGCGTCTCCGGACGCTGTTGTAGCTTCGGGGGGGGTAGTACCGTGCCAATCTGTTATCCTAATTACCTGCCAAGCCCCTGTAGTTCCAACGGAAGCCGTCCAAGTAGCTGTGCTACCACCCTCAGTACCGTCTGCTATTCTATAAAATCCGTTTAGTTTGCCGACCGAGCCTCCACCCGTTTGGCTAAGGGTAGATATGTCATCCCAACCACTGGGTTTCGTCCAAGTACCCGCGTTTCTAACTTCTACTAACGCAATCAATAAGTCTCCAGAATTAACCGTTGCTGGCATATTAACAGCCATCGAAATTACCGAAGTGCCAAAGTCGGTATCCGTTGTAGATTGTTTTACAGGATAAGCCATTTTATACTTCTACATAAGTTAGCATACCATCTACCGAAATAGCACCAGACAATTCTAAGTTTAATAAGGTATTTGAAGCAGTCTCAAACCAACCAACAGGATTATAAGGAAGTGTAAATCCAGTGTTAGCTATTAAGCTCATTTGACCAGACAAAGCCGTTCCACCTGCACCACTTTCAAACCTCACATTTACAGCACCTGCAGAAACTAAAAGTAAAGACAACACCCTAATCTTTTTAGACGTAACGGCAGATAAAATAGTATTATCACCACTCAAAGCCACATCAATTACCGCATATTTTGGAGTTAACGCTGTAGTACCGTCATATATTGTACTTGTTTCATCACTTGAAGAAGTTCTACCTATTAAGTTAGTTCCGGCAGGTAAAGCACTCCCAATAGTTACGCTTGGCATAGTTACGATGTCCACCTGCATTTCGCTTCCAGCAATGGCGTTATCAATAACTTCTACGGCAGTCTTTACATCAACCAATGTTGATTGGGTGGCATAATCTACGTTTTCAATTATACCTAAATGGCTATCTACCGACTGTAAGGTCGTTTCGGAAGCCACCAATCCTACGGCAGTTATTATATCGTCCTGCTTACTTTCAATAGCAAGTCCCGTTGTATCTATACTTAAAGGTGTGGATCTAAGCTCAGCATCTGTTAACGCCGTTGTCCACAGTTTACCGGTAGAGTTTGTAATTAAAGGTTGATAGTCGTTTGAAGCACCGGCTAACGAACCGGCAACATCAGAACGTACCGATAAAGCGGGAACACCAACATCACCGTTTGCGTGTGCAGAATCTTCTGCCTTAGCAATTGTTGAAGCCCCAGCCGATATTGTTGAGGTTACAGTTCCAGAAACCGTTACCGTTCCCTGTTGAACCACAGGCATCGAATTCTTAGCCCCAAATGGTTGAATGCCACCTACATTTACCATCAAAGGGTTGTACATTTGGGCATCAACAAACCCAAAAGTTGCCGTAGTAGTCGAGGCGGGATTGCTAGCACCGTTAAAGGCTCTTATTTGTAGATACAAAGGAGTTTCTATATCAGGAACGTTACCGTTTACCGAAGCCCTGCTTGTCGCCTGTACGGAAGTTCCAGTGAGTAGTATTTGGTCTAAGAACTGAGCGTCATTATTTCTTGAAGTTTCTATTATTCCAATATGACCAGATGCAGTCGTGTTAATACTAGCGTTTACAGCAGTATTAGCCCAACCTAACCTTTGAGACACGTATCCAGTTCCTAGTGCTGTAGCCGTAGTTCCTGAGTATATAACTTGATGATAATTGTATCCAAATAATGAGCAAGTACCAGAACCACTAGCAGGAAATCCGGCCACGGTTAGATTAAAGTTGTCGGCATCCCCGACAGATGCGATTACTGCCCTTTGAGGTAAACAAGATGCTACCGAAATATTGCCAATCCAAATCCCTTTACCAATGTCTGAGGCGGTAAATCCGTGAGCTACTTTTGTAATGGTTACAGAAGTAGTAGAATTAATGGCTAAGGTTAAGCTATCACCAACTACATCAACCCATTCAACAACAAAGTTATTATTGGCAATCCTTTGAGATAGGGTTAAGCCCCAACGTACAACTCCAGCCCCTTTAAACGAAGTCAGCGACCTTATAATAGTTTCTGAGTAAGCCGTAGTTCCCGTTGTAATGACTAGGTTTCCTGCTGTTTGGTTGACTGCCATACCCGAACCGGTTTTAATTAATGTACCAAAGGCAGTATCTATACCAGACGTTACTTTTGCAAACGACCATTTAAATTTATCAACCGGCTTTGTCTGAATATTTACTGCCGTGTCTGTATTGATAGCCGTTTCAGATTTAACAGTACCAGAAAGAGTGCTTGTATCGGCTTCAATCGCATCTAAAACAGCATTGTCTACGGCACTTAGTTCCGCAGTTACTATATCAGTATTAACTAGAGGTCTTATATCTAAATCAGTAGCGCTTACAGGTACAGGAGTAGCTCTAAGCTCAGTATCAGTTAAGGCGTCGGTTTGTTGATTAGCACTTGTAGCAAGTCCAGAAATATCTAAATTAGTGTCTACCTCTTGAACATAGGTAGAATCATCATAAAATATTTGAAGCTTATCAGTATCCGCCATCGAGGTGGTGTCATATGTAAGTGTTAGTACGTTTGTAGCAACAGTTCCACCCTTAGTAGGGTCTGCAAAGTTATAAATAATTACGTTATCAGTAACATTTGTTATTAAGAGAATAGAATCAAGCCTAATAGTTCCATAGTCACTAAAAGTTACCGTCTTAGCACTTGCATCAAATGTATAGTTTGTTACTTGTATTTTCATATTTATTTACTTTAATTTATAATGCAATTGCGTAAGCAATGGCTAATTCTTTTTTTACATATTGAGTGTGTGGATCAGATTCACCAACGTGAGTGGCAACAGCAGTACTTCCCCTATCTGAGTTAGTAACAGTTACGTTACCAGTACCAACATCTACGCTTATTCCATCGCCAGCAATAATACTGGAAACTGCACCCCCACCACTACTAGGTAAATTACCTATCTGCACTTTTCTTTTTGCAAATCCGTCTGTAGAACTTTCAATAACTATCAAGTCGCCGTTAGCAGGAGTTACCTTTTCAGTTAGCCCACTTATTTCGTTGGCTTCGTTAGTGTGTATGGCATTAACATCGTTACCATTACCACCAGTTGTACCACCAGCACCGGCTCGTTTTCTAATTGTTTTATTAACAACCGATATAATAGTAGCCTCCCAATCCTTTATGGCTTTAATGTCTAGTTTTTTATCAGGTGACAACAGTTCGAGACTTCGGGCAATCAATTCTATATCTTGTTGGCTTAAAGGTACTTTCTTTTCTACAATTTCTTGTATAGTTTTAATTTCTCCATCTTTACCATCCCTACCGTCTTTACCGTCAAAGTAATCAATATTTTTAAGGGGCTTTATACTTTCTTTTATACTTCTAATCTCATCTGGAGTTAGGTAATCAATACCCTTAATAGGCGTTTTACCGTCTTTACCGTCCCTACCCGACTTCCCTTGTTTACCGTCTACACCGTCTTTACCTTTTACCTTTTGTATAGAACCTATTAATTCTGCCATAGACTTAAAGTATAAGTCCGATGGATTTATCTCTATATTAGCGTTAGACTTTTTATTTAATCCTAAATTATCAAGAATTCTTCTCATTATTCTTTAAAGTGAGGTAATATAACACACCTACAATTAATAGTATTTTCAGCACTTCCACTATCATCGCAAGGATACTCCAACATTTCACCACCCACATTAAACTTCTCACCTTTAAGTACAATTTGACCGTCTGCTTGATTATGAGCAGGTCTTGTACTTGCATCATCGGTTGCTAACCATTCATAACCGTCTATTAAATCGTTACCTGCATAGTTTTGCTTGTATGTACTGTTTGCAACAGCACCAACTTCAGTCCTTGCGATAGATTCACTTCTAGCTTCAGTAATATCTTCAGCACCGTATGACCATCTATTAAACAATAACTCTACTTCTGTTTTAACAGCGTCAAGACCCATACCCTCATTAACTGCTTTTTGTATAAGTTCTCCTAGTTTGTTTGATGTTGTTGAGTTAATTTCATTTACAAAGTATTTAAGTCTCTTTTTTATTAATCTTTTTACAGAAGAAGTAACCCCACCTGTACCACCAGTCATTCTATTGGCTTCCATCCAGTTAATAACAGCTAGACTTTCGTATACATTACTAAACTGCATTTCACCCACTATATTTTCAGCATCCTTATCAAAAGGTAGTGAAATCTGCTTCTTTTCTTCTAAACTTGCAACCACTCGGCTAGATTGTTTATCAAAATAAGAAATAGCAACGTCTCTAAATTCCTTTTCTTGTTGGTCTAACTTAGTAATAAAGTACTTCTTTAGGGTTTCCCTTTGATCTTTTGTAACCTGCTCTTCTTTACTCAATTGTTTAATAGCTTTTTTAACCTTCTTAATTTCTTCTTCTACGTTTTCTACGTTCACAGCTATAGGATTTTGAGGCTCTACTTTATACTCATCACCATCATCAGTTGCTTCTTCACCAACCCTAGCCCTTGCCTCATTCTTAGTTATAATACCGGCATTAAATAGTTCAACACTATTTTTAGTTATCTTATCGCTATCTTCTTCTACTGGATTATCAGGAATAAACTCAATCTTTTCAGCATACATTGGTACTAATTGCTCATTGATAACATCAGCTTCAAGTTCTAATTCAGGCTTAATTGTGTACCTTTGGAATACTTTTTGAGCCTCTTGAGAATTTGTAAACGTGCTATCAGTTAATCCTACTAGTGGTTTAGGCACTCCATTCATTGCTAATATATCTTCACGTAGTAACTTCATACCCTCAATAAACTGCAAATCGTTTTGACTTCTAGTTAAATCAGTCCAATCAGGCTTCACGTTCATAATTGCCATTTTACCTGCGTTCTGAGTACCACCGTACTTGTCTTTTAACTTCCTTTCGAGTATTTCCCTTTCATCTTTACCAAGTCCATCAATAGACAATATACCCTCAGGTCTACCCATATTACCAAACACATTCATATTGAATTCACTTGCTAACTGCCAAGAATTATGTGAAAGTCTGGAAGCCTCTAGTGTTCCATAACCTCGTAACCAGTTTTTAGGATTAGCGTCTCTAAATACAATAACTTCATTTAATTCAAGTTTGTGTTCTTTACCGTGTACATCTGTAAATATCCAATGGGAAGGTAATCCATCCGGTCTAGTTTTGACCTTCATTTTAGTAGGGTCAAGAATATAGTACTCAAACTTATATCCAGACACACTGCTAGTGGTTTTATACCAATAAGCGACACCAGTTAGTCCTTTATGAATTGAGGTAATTCTTCTAGCTTCGTTTAACGATTGATAAGAATTAAACCTTTTTAAGTCAGTTAATAATCTACTTTCACGCTCAGAAACTTTCACCTTGTTGTCATCAGTACCTTTATAAGCAGTTAGTGGATAACTCGTTAGCGAATCGGATATAACTTTTCTAGCTTTATAAGTCCAACCGAAATACTGGTCTAAGTAGTTTAGATTGTTTGTTAATTCGTTGAAGTTCTCCCATTGATAAAAATTTGTAACATTAAAGTCTGGTTCTTTAACTTCGGTATTACGGATAAATCGCTTCCTGATGTCATCAATTATGCTCATATGTATATATGATAGTTTATATCTCGCCTTGTTATTATATTCTACACAAAACTTATATCAAGTGCCACCTTTTGTTGTATTTCTATTCTTATAATCGCACTTAATACATCAACCTGATCATCGTGAATGGCGTTGGGGAACATAGCACATTCAGCTAAGAAATCCTCAATCCAAACGCTACCTTTAAGTAGTTTTATATGACCACTTTCAACAACAGGGCTTACACTCATAGCCCTAGTTTGTTTAGAGTCACTAGGTGGGTCATCCTCTTTAACATTTAATTTATTACCGTCCGGTAGTATAACTTCTTTTAGTTCTTGTACTGTAGATATGCCGGAGGCTTTAGGTTCGAACCTACAAATCGAATAACTATTGTACCCCATAGACCGTATCCACTTAATATAATCCCTTCTAAACTCAGGAAATGTAAGATTAACAACCCATAAACCCCATACATAAATATCACCGTTATAAACTGAGTAACAGGCAGTAGCAGAATTATCAGAACCTTCTTTACCGTAAGCTGTATCGCTGTAAAAATATCTTGGTAGGTTTTCTATTGGGTTTTCGTTATTGGGTTCTTTAAACTGTATTTCTTTTGCTAGTTCTACTGGAGTAAAGTATCCAAACCATTTCTTTTTAAATATTCCACCTTCTTGGGGTGCAGGGGCTTGTAACATTTGACCAGCATAACCATAACTTCCCATATCGGTTCTTAGTTCTTGTAATACCTCACGGTTCAACCGTATTGGGTCTAACATACCGTCTACATAATTAGACTTCAACTCTTTTGGTACTATTTCGCTATCAACCGTAGCTGGTAAACAAATATGTTTTACTTTTACTTTACCTTTTGCAAGTATGTGGCCAGTACAATCATCTTCGTGTAACCTTTGCATAATAAGGATTAGGGGTGTTACTTGTTTATCTACTTTACGAGTAGCAAGTGTTAAATCCAACCACCTATTAGCGTTAGCCCTTTCTATATCACTTAATGCCTTCTTAGGGTTTGTAGGGTCGTCTACAATCAATATGTGGGCGTGTTTACCTGTAGAAGTACCCCCAACCGATGTAGCCATTCTAGCCCCACCACTGGTATTGGCGTATAACTGTTTAGCATCCCTATCATCTCTTAATTGAATATCTGGAAATAAATCTTTAAATTTTTGGCTTCTTATAATATCTCTTGAAAGTTGGGCGTGATCTATTGATAGTGATTGCGAATAACTACCAGTAATGAACTTTAATGAAGGGTCGTTTATCCAACACCACACTGGATACATAACAGTAACTATCGTACTCTTGGTTGTTGCTGGTGGAATATTAATAATTAAATCATACTCTTTAGGCAACCTTTGAAATACCCTATCGGCTACCAGTTGTACTTCGTCACATATATATTTAATGTGCCAATTGTATATAGGGGTTTCATTTACAATAACATCCCAAAAGTGTCTTAGAAAATAATAGAAGGATGATTTACACCGTTTGGCGTTCTCTTCATTCAGTTGTTGTCTTGTTGGCAAGTTTAGTAAAGGCTTCAACTTCTTCATCGCTTAATTTAGACAAATCTACTCTATGGTTAAAGTCTCCATCCACTTTACCTTCGTGTTTTAATTTACCACTAAACTCGTTGACCATTCTCCACTCTTTAAACTTTCTTTCTATAATCCAAGCCCACCTTTGCCAAGCCTTATTATCCTCTTTTAAATTTTGCATTAGATTATCACGTTCTAAAATCAACGCCCTTTTTATAAGGGGCAGAAACCAATCCCTTCTTTCTTCATCTAAATCAGTGTCTACAGTATCATCTAAGGCTTCTGATTTCCAATACTTCCACGTCCTTTCGCTTATTCTTTCTTCTGGTTCTAACTTTTCGTTAATAAGAAATAGTAAATCCTCATCCGTACAAGACAAAGCGTTCTTATATATAACTTCTTCAGCAACTCTTTTAAACTTTTCTGTTAGTTTTGTAGGTCTACCACCTTTATTTTTATCCATAATAAAAGTATATCATTTTATTAGTATGTTTACTTATTTTATACACACTTCCCCACTCCGTACTACACACTACCCATTTTTAAGGAATGTCGGTTTAACGCCACTAAACTCCTCCCCCGATACTTTTGAACCTCTGTTTTTAGATAGGGTAGGGGAGTACGTTCAAAGTAATTAAACACCCCTTCTAATACTCCACGTTTTAGCCGTGCCGTCTAAACCTTCCCTCATATTAGTGCTAAATCCGTTTTCGTCTAAGTAATTAAGTAACTCTTTACCTTTATCAAACCCTAAGTGGGTTTCCATAACTATTCTATTTACTTTGTTTAAGTTTTCTTTTGTAAGAGTCTTAAAGATTTCATATTCTGCCCCTTCACAATCTACCTTTAAAATATCAATCAGTTCATATTTATCAAAGTACCTATTAGGCTCTTTTAAAGTAACTATTGTAGTTCCACCGTCTGTAAATATATTACTTAGTAAAGAATTACTTCCGGTTTCGTAATTAGAAGTGATCATCTTCTTTTTGCAATCCTTGCCCCATAATCCAAAGTTATGTACAACCGAGTCTAAGTTGTTAAGTTTTAGATTTTCTAAGAGGACTTCGTAAGATTCTTTCATCGGCTCAAAGGTTTCTACATTAGCACCCTTCATTAGTGCGTACACGGTGTAAGTACCAATATGCCCACCTATATCTATTACATTAAAACCTTTCTGAACTTCATACTCTTGAGTTGGAATATAAAACGGATACCCTCCCCATATTTCTTGGAATACTACGTCATCGTGAGTACCGATTCTTGAGTACATACCGGCTGTAGTATTATTAAGCGTTAAAGTAGTTAGCTTTAGTTCCATTTTATTTCTTCTATTATATTAATAAATTTCTGAGCCTGTACTTCCCAATTTAAACCCCTACACCATTCAAGAGCCTTTTCAGCCTTCTTTTTTGCTTCCTGCCTATGCGTATATATATATTCTAGCTTTTCAGACAGTTTGTTGACATCAACAATAGGTCTAATCAGTTCACTTTCACCGTAAGGCATAACAAACAAATTATAATCAGTTCCACACGGTATTAGATACCCACGTTCTTCTTTACCTACAATTGTACTTGCTGTTGTGTTATCTGAAATCAATACAGGAACTCCAGCACTCATAGCCTCAGTAGTAGTAAGCCCCCAACCCTCACCCTGCGTTGTACTTACAAACAAATCAGCACTATTATAAACCATATTCAAAGTCTTTTTAGACACCGTTGTAGTTTTGTCATTGCCCAATAAAACAACTTTGCCCAATATATCTTCAGGGGCTAATTCTAATAAGTAACAGATTCCAAATAATTGTTGCAGTAAATCCCCACCCCTATCTTTAGGGTTTGCGTGAAAGTATAGCTTAGCTTTAGGGTGTGACTTCCAAAACAATAAAAATCCTAGCATTAATCTAGCAAAGTCTTTTCTCCATTGATTCCTGTTTACACACACCACTAAAAAGGTGTCGTCATCACAATCAAAGCTTTGTTTTCTAAACGCCTTACGTACTTTATCAGAAACCGGTTTGAACGTATCAGTATCACAACCGTGATTAATATAAGTAGCCTTGTTAATAGAAGTACCGAACTTCCTTTTTAGATTGTCTTTTGATTCCCTCGTATACAAAACAGGATAATCAGCAAGTTCAATCGCCTGTTTATGTACTGGAAGGGGTATATCAGTATCAATTGGCATATACATTAAAGTCTTATACCCAATCTGAGGTTGGTATGTTTTAATAACATCAGACAATAATAGGTGTACATCAGGGTCATTTACTGCAAAGTAAATATCAAACCCACCGGTTTTTAGTAAATCTCTAGCAAGTCCGAGACCTAAATCGTCACCACCAAAACTTGCAGGGTATATTTTATAGGGGTATTGTTTTTGATCGTACCACGGCACTTGATGATTAATACCTATAACGTCAATTTCGTATTTACCAGTAGCCACTAAAGCCTTTAAAATATGGTTACTAACAGTACCAAAGCCTGTTTTTGAAAGTGGTGAATCTGAATGGTAAAGAATCCTTTTCTTCTTCATTTAAAACTCGCTAAATTTATATATAATTATACCAAATTACCGACCCTTAGTTAATTCTTTTATTTTGTCTAAAACTCTTTTTGCCCTTACGTTATAATCAAACTCATTTACTATATACTGAGAACTTTTCTTCATTTCTTCTATATTGTAAGGTTCATTAATAACCGATTTCATATACTCTTTAACCTCGTTTTCGTTAGGTTCAAACCACATTGGAGTTTCATTCTTCTTATAATAAGGCTCACCAGTCCAATTGTGAAAACTAGAAGGTTGCATAGCACCGTTAAATAAAGTGACACCTTTTAAAACGTCCCCATTATCATCTATAAAGTTAAACTTAGTACCCCCAAAGTTTGAAGTTGCTACCCTACACCCACACGCTAACGCCTCAATATGTGGCATACCAAATCCTTCAGCTTTATGAGGAGCAATAAATACACCGTGTGTAGATATATTCTTATATATACCTGCGTGGGTATTGGTGTCTAAGTGTTCAAACATATGACAAATCAACGGACAATCAGGGTTCTTTTGCATTTCTTTTATATAGTTTTCGGTGTTATACCTATGACCGTAATCACCATCTTTAATTACAAGAATAACATTATCCCTATTAGTAAACATCTCACAATACCACTTAATAAGATTCAAAGTGTTTTTACGTGGTTGTGAAGCACCTAAAGTATAAAAAACAAACTTATCATTAAAGAAACTTTCTACAGGCTCAATATCAAAATTATAGTTTTCTACCTCTATACCTACAGGGGACAAATCAATAACCTTTTCTTTATAATCTTTTAGACCTTTATACACGTGATGACTACCAGCAAAAATATAATCCACGTTTTCTATTCCGTATTCCCAGTCCTTTGGTGGTATATCGTTTTCTAAAAATTGAGTTACAAATCTAAATCCCTTATAAGTAAAGTCTACACCCTTACATAAGTTAAATGATTTAGGGAAGTCCTCAATACTCCACTTTCTAACTACAACAACGCCTAGACCCCTTAGGGCGTTTATAAGACCCCTTGCAATCCTATCGTAACTGCTCCAGCTATCAAAACCCTCCCACGTTCTGTAATAAGTAATAACATTATCAGGTCTCATTCGATTTTTTATGTATTTGGCGTTTTCATAAAAACCGTCTACTTTTTGTACTGCCTGAATACCTACAACATCATCACCCATACTTTTATGTTCGTAATGAATAATAGGAATAGTGGTGTCCATTACTATCTTATATCCAGCAAGTCTAATTCTATAACAAAATTCTAAATCTTCGTGCCAAAATTTACCGTTTGGAAAATCTTCCCATTGCCATCCAACAACATCAAGCATTGACCTTTTGAACATAAAGCAAAATCCAGCAACTACACTTGCAAAGCCTACGCCGTCAACAAGGCGTACTCCCTCCCACACTAAAGGGTCTAAACTAGTAAAGTTTGTACCTGATTTACCAACAACACCAACCTCATTATTTTTAAAGTGAGCCAACATTTTAGTTTCCCATCCCATACCGACTTCAGTATCGTTATCCAAAAAGACCACATACTCACCAGTAGCTTCTTCAAGACCCCTATTTCTACCACCAGCCACGCCTAAATTCTTTTTACTTAATACTAGGTTTGATATACCTTCCTGATTCTTTAACCACTTTTGCGTTCCATCAGTGGATTTATTATCGACAACTATTAATTCATAATCAGTAACGGTGCTTTGGGAAATAGATTTAAGACACTTTTTTGTATACTCAAGGGCGTTGTACGTTAAAACAATAATAGATAATTTCATAGTGTGGTATCGTAAAACTTTAGAAACTCAGTAATTAGTCTTTTTTTAGCCCTTTTTAATTTATCGGCACTTAAATACTCGTCTAATATTATCGATCCACTTTGGGAAATACGTCCACAGTATTTATTTTCGTATCTGTAAATGATTAGGTTGTATTCTTTTACACGCATTAAGTGCATCCTACCAATACGAACCCATACCATCAAATTGCTCATTTAACATTTAATTAAATTAGGCAGTCAACCCTCACTATATATATCTTTAAATTGCCAAAATCAATACCCTTAAATTAATCTTGTACAAACAAGAAATAAACGTCTCTTAATGCTGTAAATTCTTTAGACTCGTAAAACGCATAAAGGTCTTTATCATTTCCCCTATCAGCTCTAGCAACCATATCATCAATATAACTTACGTTCTCTAAATCTATAATCCCTATTTCGTTAAACCACTTACATAAAAACAAAAGAAGAAACCGATCGATTAGTGAGTATATATTGTGATTGGCTAGGAACTAAAAAGGGTGGGTTATGGACTTGCGAAAATATGCCTAAGTACGCACCTGTTGATTATT